AATAATAAAAAATGTGTGGACATTGGGGACATATACCGATAAATCGCATAGGTATCGTATTCGGTAGCCCCCAATTTTAAAAATACTGTTTGGGGGCGTGGGGACGCATATATAAGGAGTTAAACAATGAAATTATTTGATTATCAAGAAAAAGCACTCGCATTGACGAGTGATAAAGATAATTCGGCATTTTACTATGATATGGGATTAGGTAAGACGTTTATAGGCAGTGAACGATTAAGATTATACGGCGAACGTGTGAATATAGTTGTTTGCCAAAAGTCTAAAATCAAAGACTGGTGCGAGCATTTCAAAGAGCATTATACGGATTATGCAGTATTTGATTTGACGAATAAAAAGGATATGCAGGCATTTATGATATATCCGATATACAAATGTATCGGTATCATAAATTATGAATTGGCTTACAGACGTGAAGAACTAAGGCAACTAAAGGATTTCACTATGATGTTAGATGAAAGTTCAATGATAAAAAATGAAACTGCAAAACGTACGAAGTTCATATTATCGTTGAAACCGTCACACACAATATTGTTATCCGGTACACCGACAGACGGCAAGTATGAGTTCCTGTATTCGCAATTACGCTTGTTAGGTTGGAAGATTACCAAAACGGCATATTATAACCGATACATAAAAACGGAATTGCGAAGTTACGGCGGTCCAATGTTCAGAGTAGTTACAGGATACAAGAATGTAAGCGAATTAAAGGCAAAACTAAAGGAATACGGAGCGGTATTTGCTAAGGCAGAAGAAGTTATTAAGTTACCTGAAAAGAAGTTTATCAAGGAATATTCGACTGTTTCATCAGACTATAAAAAGTTTATGAAAGACCGAGTAATCAAGATAGATGATAAGGAATTGACAGGCGACAGTACATTGTCAAAAAGACTGTATGCAAGAATGTTATGCAGTGCATACAGTAAGGACAAAATATCGCGATTAATTGATTTAGTTAATTCTACATCTGACAGGGTTATTATATTCTACAATTTCAATACCGAACTTGAAGCATTAAGAAAAGTGCTGTTTGATAGACCAATAAGCATAGTAAACGGACAAGTTAAGGACCTGAAGGAATACGAAAATAACGATAATTCAGTTACGTTGATACAATATCAAGCCGGAGCTATGGGATTAAATTTGCAAAAGGCGAACAGAATTATATATTTTTCTCTGCCGGAACGTTCGGAACTGTTCGAGCAATCAAAGGCAAGGATATGCCGTATCGGTCAAGAAAAACAATGCTATTATCACATAATGATGTGCCATAAGAGCGTGGAAGAAAAGATATATGAGTGTCTGTTAATGCGAAAAGATTATACAGACGAATTATTCAGAAAGGAATTTGGCTGATGGCAGAGGAAAAGAATTTTGAAAACCGAGTTAAGCAATGGCTTAGAAGTAAAGGCTGTTATGTGGTTAAATATTATGGTTGCGGAGGTACAAGAGCGGGCGTTCCCGATTTGCTTGTATGTGCTAACGGTAGATTTATCGGTATTGAAATCAAGGCTGAACACGGTAAGCTTGCACCGCTACAACGTAGTCATTTAGATAAAATATTAACTTCCGGCGGTGCGGTAGCAGTGATTAGACCGTCAGAACTTGACGGGTTTAAGAAATTCATTGAGGAAGTGTTGAGAGATGATTGATAAAGCTACAAGAAATAAGCTGAAAGCTAAGGCAAACGAATTGTCGGATATATGTGTAACAGACGGTGAAAAGTTTGCAAAATGCTATGATGATATGTATAACAGTGGTGAATTTAATTGTGGGGAATGTTTCATCATCGCACGATTAGCTGATTTATATACTGCAATAAAACAGGGCATTATTGATAAAACTGACGGTGCTAAACAACAAAGTGAAATATTTAAAATCATTGAATTGGAGGAGTAGAACAATGACTGATATAAATTCTTTAAACACGCAAGAATTGGTTTACAATATCAATCATCAAAAGGCAGAGATTGCAAGATACGTTAAACAAAAATGTAATACCGAGCAAAATATCAATCGAAGAATGCGATTTTACAGTTCGTACACATAACTGTTTAAAACGTGCCGGTATAAATATTTTAGGTGACATTAAAAGTGTTGAGCAGTTGCACAATGTAAGGAATTTAGGCAAAAGAAGTGTAAACGAAGTAATTGATAAACTACGAGAATATGGTATTGAACTACCGGAAAGTGAGGGACAAAATGAAAGTAGAGTTGAAAGTGAACGATAAAAGCGTTCAAGCTGAAATCAGCGAGGAACAGTTAAAAGAGACAATATTGTTTGAGCAGTTAAAAAAGTTGGGATTGCTTGAGGATAAACCTAAAACTGGATATGAGAGGATTAAAAAAGGTGAAACATATTATGTAATTAATACAGAAGACGATAGTATGTTAAATATTACAGAGTTTAATGACCAAACGGATGAGCGATGTTATAATAAGGGCAATTATTACAATGATAAGGTGATTGCCAAGAACAATGCAAGAGCAGACAGATTACTCCGTCAACTTAGACAATGGCAGGCACAAAACGACGAGGTTATTTCCAAAGAAGATTGGAACAATGAAAGTAAAAAGAAGTGGTTTATTATATATAGTTCTGGAGAAATGTACGCAGAGTATTATTATATTATGCGATTACCTAATACAATATATTTCGCCACCAAAGAAAAAGCCGAAGAAGCTATCGAAGCATTCAGAGATGAACTGATATGGTATTTTACTGAGTATGTTCAGAGATTAGACGAGGTACAAAATGGTTAAAGAACAATTATGTTGGGCGTGTCAGAAAGCTTGCGGCGAGTGTTCGTGGAGCAGTTGCTTTCAGCCTGTGGAGGGTTGGACCGCTGAAAAGGTACACCGCAAGACATACGATTCGTATAGGATTGAAAAGTGTCCGGAGTATGTGCCGGACAAGAAAGGTTGAGTAGAGCGTGAAAGATAAAATAGCGAAGAAACGCAAGAAAATGCGGCAGAGATTGAAACAGGTAGAACGATGCAAGGAAGAATCAGCATTGGTTGAAAATTTCAAAAAAGTAGCTGAAAAGCATGGTGTCAAGGAATTTAATACTAAAAAGGCACTGCAAGCCTACAAGATTGTTGAAGTCGAGGCAACCAAAGAGGCAATAGTTAATTCAGTTGTGTTTGTTGTATGGTATCTGCATACAAAGTACGGTTGGAATCAAAAACGATTGGTACGATACATAACATATGCGCATAATTATTTACAACACATCGGCAACGAAACACGAACAGTAATACAACTTACTGATGAAATTAAGTCTGAATGTGATTTTGATTATCAGTCATTAATGGCAGATTTTAAACCGTTGACCTTGAAAACAGATACCGTTGACGAAGATGGTATGAAGATGATTATATACAAAATGCAGACGATACTTCCTGTGGCGCTATATCCGTTATATATGCAATTCGGTTGGCGTAAAAAACGTATGGCGGACATCGGACAAACTGCAAAATTTGTATTAATGGATATGATGAACGGCAGAATAAAAACAATTAAAGATACAATCCGCAATGATTGCAAAATGATATTTCATTCAGACGGACGGATTGAATATTTAGACAGGGGGAATTGATTTGACGAAAGAGGAGCTAAGGCAGTATCGCAGTATTGTTGCGGAATTGAACGAGGTAAACGACAGGATAAACAGTAATACGGTACACGGTACTGTCACAGGCTCTGACAGTGAATTTCCGTATGTTAAACACTGTATGTCAGTATCGGGCGTAACGTCGGAACATTCAGATGATATTATATTACGCCAGCGATTGGAACAGCAGAAACAAAAGATTGAATTATTTGTCGCTACAATATCCGACAGTGAAACACGTCGTATATTCCGATACAGATACATAGACGGAACGGTAATGCCGTCGTGGCAGTGGATAGCGTTCAAGATGGGTGGTGGCAATTCGGCTGATGCTGTAAGAATGACGCACAATAGATTTTTAAAAAAAATATAAAGTTGTTCGTTTTGTTCGTTTTTTCTATGGTATAATTTATAATGCGAAAAGAATGAGCAAACAAAAAATAATGCAAAACATATATACAGTGCAATATTTTGTGTTCTATATCTTACCGCTCGTTATTTTCGTAAAAAGGTAGTGTATCATCGTGAGATGATGGGTGAATATCTCGTGTGATTTGTGGGAGTGGAGATATTAAGTCAATTAAACAGATTGTATATGTCAATCATATGCAGTCTGTTTTTATTTTCGGAGGAAATTATGAAACGAATAAAATATAAATTTAAAAAATGGCTATTTATACGCAAATGGAGATTTAAAAATCGAAAATGGTGTGAGTGCCGACACAAGCGCAGAGCGTTAGAACGTGCGTTGACAAAAAACGGATATACGATGTAGTTAATCGGAAAATGCGAAAGTGAGGTGATAAGAGTGACTGAAAAACAAAAGTTATTTTGTGAGGAATATTTGATTGATTTGAATGCAACGCAAGCGGCGTTAAGAGCGGGATATTCGGAAAAGACAGCGTATTCGATTGGGAATGAGAACTTGAAGAAACCTGAAATTCAGGAATATATTCAAAAACGGCTGAAAGAGAAAGAGGACGCTCTTATTGCCAAACAAGATGAGGTATTGAAAACGCTTACGGCTGTTATGCGACGTGAGAAACCCGAAACGGTTGTTGTGACGTGCAAAGCACGTAAATCACACTATGACAACAAGGGCAAGAAAGTCACTGACGAGGCGGAGCAACCGATATGCGTTGAAATACCGACAAAGGTGTCTGACGTAAACAAAGCGGCGGAAATGTTGGGTAAATACTACGCATTGTTCACAGACAAATTAAACGTTGACGGTGATATGGACTACAGCATTAAGATTGATTACGGTGGTGAGGACGAATGAACAAAGTAACAGTACCGTTCAATCCGATATTCAAACCTGTACATCAATGTAAAAAGCGTTATGTTGTAATGAAAGGCAGTGCCGGAAGTGGCAAGAGCGTTGATACTGCACAACTGTACATATTGCGTTTAATGCGTGACAAGGGACGTAATCTTGTATGTGTGAGAAAGTCCGATATAACAAACCGTGACAGTACGTTTGCGGAGCTTGAAAGTGCCATAAACCGTATGGGCGTTGGCAGAGCGTGGCGAGTTACGCAAAGTCCGTTGTCGTTCACCTGTATAAACGGCAACAAGATTATATTTCGTGGTGTAAACGATAACAAGCAACGTGAAAAGCTGAAATCAATCACATTTGCAAACGGTAAATTGACAGATGTATGGATTGAAGAGGCTACGGAGCTTGTGCAACAGGATTTTGAAATTATAGATGACCGTTTGAGAGGTGAACTCCCCGACGGTCTTTTTTATCAGATAAAATTGACATTTAACCCTGTATCGTCAAGTCACTGGATAAAGAAAGTGTTTTTCGATATACAGGACGATAACGTCTTAACGCATCAAAGCACATATTTAACAAACCGATTTTGTGATGAGGCGTATCGACAACGTATGTTACGACGTAAAGAGGTTGACCCTGAGGGCTACAGGATTTACGGCTTGGGCGAATGGGGCGAAACAGGCGGATTGATATTCTCAAATTATCGCATTGAGGAATTTGAAACAGATATGAGCCGTTTTGACGCTATGGCGATAGGACAGGACTTCGGCTTTAATCACGCAAATGCTATATTGACGTTAGGCTATAAGGACGGCGATATTTACGTTTGTAATGAACTGTATGTACACGAAATGGATACGACCGAAATTATCACTAAGGCTGACGGTAAGTTCAGTAAAAGTCTTGCAATGTGGTGCGACAGTGCAGAGCCGGACCGTATAAAAATGTGGCGAAAGGCAGGCTATCGAGCAAGGGCAGTTGTTAAAAATCCGAACAGCATACAATCGCAGATTGACTGGTTAAAAGGCAGAAAGATACATATTCATCCGTCTTGCGTGAATGTAATCAAAGAGATACAGCAATGGCGTTGGCGAGTTGATGAAAAGTCGGGCGAATATACGGACGAACCTGTCAATGTATTTGATGACGCAATGGCGGCACTGAGATACGGCGTTGAGAGTTGGCGCAAGGATAAGAAAGCTAAAATCTATTCAAGAGAGGAGTACGGAATATGATAATTGATGAAGATATAGTCGCAGGCGGTGTGACACCGTTTATCATAACGAAATTGATTGAACGACACGAGCGAGAGCGACAGAGATACCGATTATTGCACGATTACTATATGGGCGACCACCGCATTTTAAACCGCAGAAAAAGGGGCAAAAACGTGGCAAACAACCGCATAATGTGTAATCACGCAAAGTACATAACGGATATGACACAGAGTTATCTTGTCGGCAATCCTGTAACGTATGCGGTGTCGGACGAATACGATATTGAGGCAATCAAAAACGAATATTTGGAACAGGATATGCCGAGTGTTGACAGTGAAATTGTAAAGAATATGAGCATTTACGGCAAAGCATATGAACTGATTTATGCAGACGAAAAAAGCAAGCCGAGAAGTGTCCGATTGGATCCGGAGCATACATTTGTATGTTACTCACAGTCGGCATTTGAAAAGCCGTTGTTTGCGGTGTATTACTACAAGAAATACGACCTTGACGGCTACTGCACAGGCAGTATTTGTCGTGTGTATGACGAATCGTTTATATATACATACACAGGTCTTGACAGCTATACGGCATTGTCATTGCAAAATGTTGAACCACATTACTTTTTCGATGTGCCGATTATTGAATACAGAAATAATACGGAAATGCAGGGCGATTTTGAACAGTTGATAACACAGATTGACGCATACAATGTGTTGATGTCAGATAGAATTAATGACAAAGAGCAATTTGTTAATTCGCTGTTGTTTTTGTGTAACTGCGACCTTGACACCGAACAGGCAAAAAAATTATTGGTAGAACGCATTTTGATGGGTGACGGCGACGCAAAAGCGGAGTATCTGTCAAAGGTGCTGAACGAGGCTGATACAAAGGTGTTGCGTGACGACATCAAGGACGATATACACCGTCTGTCACACGTTCCCGATTTGTCGGACGAAAGTTTCGGCAACAATTTGTCGGGTGTGGCGATAAAGTATAAGCTGTTGGGATTTGAACAGCACGTCAAGAACAAAGAACGTAATTTTGCTAAGACATTAAGAAAACGTTTAGAGATTTACAACAATTTCTTAGTGACATTAAACGCAATGAAAGAAGTGCCGTCGCACAGAGTTGATATAGGATTTACATATAACTTGCCTGCAAACGAACTTGAAATAGCACAGATGATTAATTACCTCAAAGGTCTTGCGTCTGACGAAACATTATTAGAGCGTTTGCCATTCATCACAGACGCAAAGGAAGAAGTTGAAATTGCACGCAGAGAGCAAGCGGAAAAGTCCGCCGAAGATATGCGTATCGCAGAAATTTCGGCAAGGAAAGTAAACTACAATGAAGAGTAAGGCATATTGGGTAAAACGTGCCGTTGAAGTTGAAACATATTTACAATCGCAAGCGGACAGCGTTAAGGACGGTGTAATTAAGGCATATGAGCGAGCAATCAAGAATGTAAACAATGATATTGAGAAAACGTTTAAAGCCTATATTTCAACCGATATACCCGAAAAAGAGGCACGTCGGCTGATGAGTATAGCCGACAGCGACAAACAGTACGAAGAACTGCTTGAACTGTACGACGAAACAGACGACAAGACAGTCAAAAAGGAAATTCTAAACCGCATAAATGCACAGGCATATGGTGCGAGAATTAGCCGATTAGAGGGACTGAAACGTAATGTATATATTTACTTTAGGCACGTTGCAAACGAGGCTATAAAGGAGCAAAAGAAACTGTATGACAGTGCGGTAAAGACGGCGTATTATACGAATATTTTTGATACCGCACAAGGTTTAAACTGCGGTATTGATTTTCCACTTGTACCGCAAAAGGCGGTTAATAAAGTGTTAAGTGAGCCGTGGCACGGTCACAACTACAGCGAGAGAGTGTGGATACATAACGACAGATTTATACAGGCAGTCGGACAGACGATTGAGGACGGTATAATCAGCGGTCACAGTGTAAGCCGTATGACCGACAAGCTGATTGATTACGTCAAAGATACTGCACCGGGTGGAATACGAACATCAGCCGAAACGCTTGTGAGGAGCGAAACGGCGCATTTTATGAACCAAGGTCAAAAGATGGCGTATGAGGAAATCGGTATAAAACAGTATCGTTTTGTTGCGGCACTGTCTGAATTGACGTGTGACAGGTGCGGAAGTCTTGACGGTAGCGTGTTTGATACCGACAAAGCCGTTGAGGGCGAAAACTTCCCACCGATACACCCACGTTGTCGGTGTGTTACGATTATGGCAGACGTGAATTTGACAAGTCGTATTGCACGCGATCCGCTCACTGGCGAAAATTACAAGGTTGACGGAAGTATGACGTTTGACGAATGGAAAAACAGTTTGTCGGACGAACAGAAAAATGCGTTAAAATATGTTGCAAATAGTGAAAAACGTGGTATAATAAAGGTAGATAAAGATACATTGAAAGTATCTACGGGCGGAAGAAGAAACGAGAAAAATCTTTCACAGGAACAAATAGACAGCATTAAAGATTATGCGGTTTCTTTGGGTATGCCAAGAGAACGTATTTATTATGTTGATTATGATTGTACAGCATATGGCTCTTTAGCGGACGTTTTACGAATTGGAACTGATGTATATCCGTCAGAGAAAAAGCAATCCAATCCAAACAGTAATGTTTCTATGAAAGGTGCCATAGCTCACGAAATAATCGGACACCGTGCGGCATTTTTGAACGGAAAGACGCAAAGTGATGATATTTTAGAAGAAGTGCAGGCGAGTTTGAGGGCGGCAATATTAACACCCAATTTATCAAACAGCGAAAGAATGGTACTCGCAAGGGACGGGGTATATAGATTACATAAAACGGGTAAAAAATTAAAAGACGTACGAAATTTATTGTATTTGGAGTGATAGTTATGTGTGAAATAATAAATGTTCAAAAAATAAACAATCAATTTATTGTGGATTGCACTCCGTGCAAGGAAGATTTTACGAATGCGAAACTATTGCAAATCATCAATAAGCATAAGCAAGTATATACGACAAAAGAGTTTAAAGTTGAAAAAACAAGAGGGTGCTTTTCAAAAGGTGGCTCACCGTGGATTGTACTACAAAATATTCCTGATGGTTTTGTGGATAAAGGCAATGAGATAATTTTCAGATAAAAATAACTAAATATACGCAAAAGCACGTTTTCGGACGTGCTTTTTTGATACACTGAAAGGCGGTGATAGTGTGAGAGTAGGCACAACATACACATAGAAGAAAGGAATGGTGATCCGATTATCTCCCTGTTAGACGTGGGGTTATACGTCTTATTTTTATACAATTTTTCAGAAAGGAATGATTTGAATGGCAGATACAGCAGAGCAAACAGAAAATCAAGAGCAAGAGAAGTCCACAGAGCAGAAGTCCACAGAGCAGAAGTCAACCGAACAAAAAGACGGCGACAATCAAAAGGCGATTGACGAAGCGATAGCTAAGGCGAAAGCGGAGTGGGAAAAGGAACTTGAGCAAAAGCTAAAGGACGCTGAAAACGAGGGCATGAGAAAAGCCAAGTTGACAAACGAGCAAAGAAAAAAAGAGGACGACGACAAGGAACGAGAAGAATTTGAAAAAGCAAAGGCAGAGTTTGAACGTGAAAAAATCGTTGCATATGCCGAAACGGAACTTGCCAAAGTCGGACTGTCCGCCGAGATTGCAAAGTACATCATAGCAGAGGACAAGGATAGCACAAAGGCGGTTATTGACAAGATAAAAGAAAGCTATGACAAAGATGTACAAGCAGGTGTTACCGAGCGTTTAAAGGGAAAAACACCGAATTTAAACGGTGGCAGTGGCGGTCACAACACAGGCAGTTTTATGGACATAATCAGAGAAAATCAGAGATAAGGAGTGAAATAAATGGGTTATTTGAAAAATGAATTGACAGGCTTTGTGCCTGTCGAGCAAGCAACAGACATCATCAAAATGGTGACAAGGGGTTCAAGTGTTTTAAGAATGGCGAAAGTCGAGGAAATGAAACACGAGAAAAAGAAGTTTAACGTACTTACAGACGGTCCGGGTGCTTACTGGGTCGGTGAGGGTGAAAGAATTAAGACAAGCGGTGCTACTTGGATTCACCCTGAAATCGAGGCTAAGAAGTTAGCCGTTATTATTCCGGTAACAAAAGAAAAGTTGGAAGATACGACTATCAGCGTATTTGAAGAACTAAAGCCAGAAATCGCAGAGGCATTCTACAGAGCGATTGACGCGGCGTGCATTTTCGGTACAAATTCACCGTTCAAGACAAACATTATGAACGCTATCGACAGTAAGCATATGGTTGTTACAGACAACGCAAATATTGATATTGCTATGTCTGACGCAATGTCGATGATTGAAGAAAACGGCTATGACCCGTCGGGATTTATCGGTCGTATCGGTGTTAAGAATATGCTGAGAAAATTGCGTGACGCAAACGGCGCACCTGCATATGTCAACGGTACAACAGGCGGTGAGCTGTACGGTCAGCCTATCGAATTTGTACGTAACGGTGCGTGGGACAATAAACGTGCCGATATTATCACAGGTAACTTCAAGTATGCCGTTGTCGGTATGCGTGCAGGTATCAACTATGAAATTCTTACAGAGGCAACACTACAAGGCACTCTTGACAGTGACGGTAAACCGCTATCACTTGCCGAGCAAGATATGGTTGCAATCAAGGCTACTATGCGTTTAGGTTTCCTTGTTGTCAAGGACGACGCATTTGCCGCATTTAAGAACGGTGTTCCGGCGATTGGTGAATTGGACGTTGAATCGGTTGCCGGCACAACAGGCAACACTGTTATTACGGTATCGCCAAAGCCTATCGGCGGTCACAAGTTGGTTTACAAGACTGCCGCAAGTACCGCTCCAAGTGTTGCATATGACGACGATTTGTCAAAGTGGACAGAGTTTAACAACGGTGATGAAATTACTGCGACAAACGGTCATAAAATTACAGTTGCGGAAGTTACTGCGGACGGAAAGGCGAGAAAGTCGGGCAGTGCCGATGTTGTAAGCGGTGAATAATATGGAACAGTTGGGGACACTAAAAATGTTGTTGGGAATTAAGGACGACGAGCAAGACGGCTTGTTGTCCTTTTTGATTGACGACACAATTAATATGATTATGTCTTACTGTCATATTGAGGTTTTGCCCCGTCAGCTTGAAAGCCTTGTTCCGAAGATTGCGGCGGATATGTACAGAATAAAAGGCTATGGGGACAGTAAAAGTCCCGAGGTAGTCAAGAGCGTAAGCGAGGGCGAACGTTCCGTGACATATGCCGAAAATGATAATGACGAGATTTTCAGCAATTATTATAAACGTCTTGACCCGTTCCGTAAACGAAAGGGGCGTGTTCCGAGTGATGTCGGTATTTAGTAGGTTTTATAATAAGGACGTCATAATTGCAGAATACGAGATTGACGACTATACAGGCAAAGCCGAAAAGACGGTATTATCCGAAATCAAAGCCGACGTACAACCGTACAGTGGTGGCAGAGCAAGAGAGCAATACGGTCTTGATATAGAATGTCAAATGCGTATGTTCTGCGATATGTCAGACGACGTAAAGGTCGGTAACCGAGTTGAATATGACGGCGACATATATGATATAACATATGTGCAGAAATGGGACAGCGGTTTGGTAGCAATGCTCGAAAGGAGTAGGCTGAAATGAATTTTTCAATCGAGGGGATAGACAACGTTGTTGACAAGCTGACACAGTATGCGTCGGGCGATAAAATACAGCGAGGTTTGGCAATGGCGGGTGAAGTCGTAAGAGCGCACGCAGTGGCAAACTGTCCTGTTGCAACAGGACGTTTAAAGGGCAGTATCGTAAGCCAAGTGGACGGTGACAGCGTTGCAATCGGTCCGACTGCCGATTACGGCATTTACGTCGAATTTGGCACAGGCTCAAAGGGCGACAAATCTGTTTCGCATACGTCAAAAAGACACTGGACGTATTACAGTGGCGGTCGATTTTACACAACGTCGGGGCAAGCACCACAGCCGTTCCTTGTTCCGGCATTAAAGAACAATGTAAGTGAAATAGTAGCTAAGTTTAAGGAGGGTTACGGTGTATGATATTAACCTTGAATTACGGGATATTTTAAAGCAAATAGACGGTGTAAATGTATGCTTTGCATATCCCGATAATTTTAATAAATTGCCTGCAATAGCATATTACACGCTAACGGACAAAGGCTCAATGTCATATGACAATACGGTCGTTACGAATGATACGACTGTTCAGATTGATATTTACGCCGATTATCCGCAAACGTGTTTTGAATTGTCGGAGAGGGTATATAAATTGTTGACTGATAATGAATATTATCACGAAATGACAATGGACGTACCCAATCCCGACGACAAGAGTATAAAACACAAAACAATGAGATTTACGAAAGTAGTAGAAAGGAATGATTGATTTATGGCAAATACAAAAAAAAGAAAACCACTACCTACAATAGGTGTGGACAAGTACACATTTTTCGCAGTTTTAACAGACACATCAGAGGGTGCAACATATGGTGATCCGTATAATTTGAGAGGTACTGTCGAAATTGCACCGACAGACGCAGGCGGCAGTGATGTTTTTGACGCCGATAACGGTGCGTATGAAACATCAAACTACATTGAAAAATTAGGTCACGACATCACAAATGCCGATATTCCGCCGGAAGTTGATTCAATGTGGCGTGGACTGACACAAAAAGACGGTGTAGTAGAGGTCGGCAACGATACAAAAACCGTTTATTTCGGTGTTGCGTGGAGAATTATGAAGTCTGACGGCTCATACCGTTATGTAAGATATTACAAGGGTTCGTACAGCTTTGCGTCAAACGTAGGCGGTAAGACTAAAGCGTCAAGCGGTGCACCTGAAAAGCAAACCGCAAAGGCTACATACACAGCCGTACAACGTGATTTTGACAACAACTATTACGCATACTTTGACGAAAGCGATTTGCCGGAGGGCGTTACAAAGACAGAACTTGAGGAAAACTGGTTTAAGGATATGAACTACTATCCGGTGAAGAAAGCACTTTAAGACAAGGCACGCCGAAAGGCGTGCTTTTTTCGTATAGAGAGGAGCGAGTAACAATGCAAAGAGTATTAACATTTGTACACAACAAAAAGAAGTATGTATCAAAACCGTGGTGTTTCGGTGCGGCAACGTTGGTTGAAAAAGAATACATGGACGTTGCAGAGGGTGAAAAAGTAACGGCTACGTCGGTATGTGCAGATGCCGTTGACTATCTGTTTGAGGGTACAGAGGCGACACAAGATATTTTGGACACGGCTGTTTCAGCAAAAATGAGAATGTGTCGTGAAGTTATGAAGTGGTTTATGGACGATTTTACGGGAAAAAACGAGGAAAGCCTGCCGAAGCAGGCAACCGAAAAGGAAGATTAAGCGATTTATATGGGACAATGCTGAAATATCACGGTATATTGCCGAATGATTTGGCAAAACAAGACCCTCGATTATTACTTGCAGTTATAATCGAGGACGAGGAAGAAGAATATACGGGAAATGACCCGTATTTAAAAATGTTTTATGGAATGTAGTGAGGTGATTTGTAGTGGCTGACGCGGCGGAATTAGTAGTAAGAATAAGAGGTGACGCGTCCGACTTAGAGGCGACAATAAGCAGTGTTGAAAGTGAATTGTCAAAATTGGAGCAGACGCAAAGCAAAAATAATAATACAAGTACAAAAGGTCTTACGGCATATAAAAAGCAAATGCAAGACGCACAAACCACCTTGCAAACAAGCCGTACGGCATTGACGAATACAAAAAAAGCGTATGAGGATAACGTTAAGTCTGTAAATAAAAATGTTACGGCACTTAAAGCGCAGAAAACGGAATTAGATAAACAAATTTCTTTGCGTTCAAATGAGAAAAGGTTGCTGACAGAGGCGAACAAAAGTCTTGACAAAAACAGTGTTTCGTATAAAGACAATCAAAAGGCATTGAATTGGGTAAATACCGAGATTGAGGCATACACAAAGCAAAGTCAAAGTATATCCGATTCTATTCGTACGCAAGAGGCGGCATTGTCGGGAAGTAAAAAGGCATATACCGACGCACAAGCAACCGTCAAAAAAGCAACAGAGCAATACGAGGAATATGAGAAAGGCTTAAAATCCGCTGAACGTGCAGATGAGGTGCAGAACCTACAGAATACAGGTAAGCGGTGGAAAGAAGTCGGTGAGGATATAGATACTGTAACTAAACCGTTACAGTATACGGCGACTGCACTTGCCGCGGGCGGTGTTGCGAGTGCCAAGTTTGCGATAGATTTTGAAAACAATTTCGCAAATGTAAAGAAAACTGTTGACGGTACACCTGAACAGATTGAAAAGATTAGGCAAGAAATTATAAATATGACGACTGTCGGAATAAACGGACATTCTGCCATTCCTGAAACAACGGCAGAATTAACCGAACTTGCGGCGGCAGGCGGTCAGTTGGGTATAAAAACTGAAAACATATCTAAATTTACTGAAACAATGGCAATGCTCGGCACTGCTACAAATCTGTACGGCGAAGAGGGTGCGGCAACACTTGCAAAGTTCGCAAACGTTACAAAAATGGACCAAGAAAATTTTGACCGTTTGGGAAGTTCGATAGTTGATTTGGGTAACAATTTCGCTACAACAGAATCGGATATAGCTAATATGTCTATGCGTTTAGCTGGTGCAGGTACACAAATCGGATTAAGTCAAGCCGACATATTAGGTATAGCAACCGCATTGTCAAGCGTTGGTATAGAGGCTGAAATGGGTGGTAGTGCGTTCAGTAAGGCTATGATTGCTATGCAAATGGCAACTACAAACGGTTATACGCAGGTTAATGACGTTATGAACAAAACAGGAATGTCATTAAGAGATTTGCAACTACTATCCGCAAACAACAGCAAAGACTTCAAGTCATTGGCTGATGGTTTAGGCTACACAAGCACCGAACTAAATTCAATGATTTCGTCAGGCGTACAATTAGAGAATTTCGCTAAAATCACAGGAAAGACAACAGAAGAATTTAAGAATTTGTTTGATTCATCTCCTGCCGAGGCGATAGACGCATTCATCAAAGGTCTACAAAATGCCGACGGTGCAGGTGAAAACGCAATCAGTATGTTGCAGGATATGGGCTTTACCGAAGTGCGTTTGCGTGATTCTTTGTTACGTTTGGCAAACAGTGAGGCAGGTATCACCGAGGCGGTAACACGTTCAAATACAGCATGGAACGAAAACATTGCATTGCAGAACGAGTTTGACGCAAAGGCTGAAACAACTGCGTCACAAATGAAAATTGCAAAACAGAATATAATAGAGGCGGCAAGGGGTATAGGTGAAACGATGTTGCCGTCAATCAAGGACGCGAGTACCACAGTAGCTGATTTTGCAAAAGGATTGTCGCAAATGGACGACGAGCAAAAACGTGCTGTTGTTAATACCGGTGCTACGGTCATTGCTTTAGGTGCATTGTCAAAAGTCGGTGTCGGAGTGATTAAGGGTGCAGGCGATTTTGTTGAGGGATTAGGAGTAATCAGCGATAAATTGCCTATTATAGCAGACGCAACGTCAGCGATAAAAGTATCGACTGCGGGGTTAGGCAGTTCATTTTCTGCATTAGCGCCGATATTCGGTGCAGTATTAGCGCCTGCGGCGGTTGTTGCAGGGTATAAGGTTGTTGCCGACCATGTTACAGAGGCTATTGAAAACAACGCAAAATTGGGTCAAAGCTACAAGGAATTATATTCTCAGTGGCAAGACGCAGACAACCAAGTTTCGCATTTGGAAAATCTGCGAAGTGAATACGAAAAACTAAACGAATCAATCAACAGCGGTACATTAAATCCCGAAGAACTCGAAAGCGCTAAAAACCGCATAAACGACATTATGCAGGAAATCAAGGCGACTACAAATGATGATACCATAAAATTAATGATTGATACGGGCGAATTTGACACCGCACTTGCAATGGCGGTTTCAAACGCCAAAGACAGTGCGAACGAAATTAAAGACGCATTGGATTTAACATCAGGCAAAAAGGCACAAAAGGCAGTATCAGAGGGGTACGACGCACTTCAAAAAGGTAGTTCCTATGGTGCTGATTATAAAAACCAACAAGAAGAAATGCGTGGGTGGTTGCAACAAGCGACAGACTACAAAACACAGTATAAAGCAATAGTTGATGAGATGAATGCCGCATATAAAGACGGAAGTTCTGAGAGAATAAAGGCGGCGGCATTAGAAAGACAATCGTTCATAAATGGTTTAAAAGACAGTGATTTTATTAAGGCATATGAAAGGTTTACGGGAAGTACATTCAAATTCGGTGATGTAGACGAAGTAATACAAGAAATACAAAATGTATCAAATGCGTATCGTGAAATAAGTGATAACATCGAAAGCATGGACGAACGAGCCAAGAACGGCAGAGAATCACTACAAGCTATGGCAGAAGTCGCAACAACGGATGCTATGAATTTAAACGGCTTTAAGGATATGCAGGAAGTCTTTGAAAGCGGCGGTAATGCTGTAGATTTAGTATGCAAACAAATCAAATCAACTATGACTGATTTGGGGTTTGAAAATCAAGACATTGCCGCACAAATAGCGCTGTTTAAAAACGGTTTTCAAGACCTACAAGGTGCAATTAATAATAACGCATTAGACGCTGTTGTAAATGATTTTGTCAAACAAGGTAAAGAAATCGGACTAACGTCAGAGGAAATAGTCACGAAAGCCGCATTAATGAAAAACGGTTTTTCTGATATTCAACAGGCTGTAGCGTCGGGTGATGTAAGTGGTTTAGTGAAAGACCTATCAAGTTTAGGTGGCGATTTGGGACTAAGCACAGAGCAAGTTGACGCATTGGCGCACAGTTTGGGATTATTGCCTGAGGATAAACATATTGAAATTGACGCAAGCGGTGATGTGTCTGCAATCGAGAACGCCAAAAATGCTGTCGAGGAAATAAATAACGCAGGCAATGTACAATTACAAGTCAGTGCCGAGGGTGATATATCTGTATTGGACACAGCTGATGAAAAATTAAAAGAACTTGTCAAAAATGACGAAGTTCAGATTAAATTTAATGTCGATACAGGCGGTTTTGATATTAACGATTTGAATGGTAATAAGTTGGGTGAAATCACTGCAACGGGTAAAGTTATATGGACTAACGACAGCACAGAGCCTGACAATTATACAGCACCACCCAAAGATGGCAATGTTACATTTAAGAAGAATAGTGCAGAACCTGACAGCTATCAACCCGAAGACAAATTTGCGACAGTCCATTATACTGTTTCTGTTGAGGGTTCGTCTATAGAGGGACTAAGTAATAAAAATGTTCCGGCGGCCAAGTTTGGCAGTTCAGGAATGTTCGTAAAAAAAGCCAAAAAAGCCAAAGGTACACAAAATTTTGAGGGCGGATTGGCAATGGTTAATGATGAAAAGGGTATATCTGACCCGCGAGAATTAATCGTTGACAAAGGACGTGCATTTATACCACAGGGCAAGGACGTAGTATTGCCGTTGTCAAAGGGTGCAAAGGTGTACACAGCGTCACAAACCAAGGCGATAATGTCGGGTATGGGTATACCGCATTACGCAACAGGAAAAGACAATTCGGACGCGTTTACATCAGCCAAGGACGATTGGACGCATTACACCAAAACGCACGCAGTAACGACTGCACAAGAACTTGAAAAGTGGTTAGAATTTCAAGAGAAATTCAAATCGAACGACAAGGATATTGCCGATATAGAGGAACAAATTTTCAGTCTGACACAAAAGCAGACACAAGAGTTTAACAAACAATCTAAAGCATATCTTGAAAAACACAGTGCAATTAACGATTGGGGCGACAATGGGGACACTCCGCTTGACGCTTTTACACGTATAAAAGACAGAAATTATCAAGATTTACAAGACGCAATAATCACTTGGGACGAGTATGTTGAAAACGTATCGGACGCGGGCGAAACGCTTTATGACGATATGAAAAACTACTCGGACAGTTGGCTTGAACATCAGCAGAAGTATCACAGTATGTCGATAGACGACTACATTGCAGGTATCGACAGAGAGGCGGAACGTCTTGAAGAATTTTATGCGAATGACGTTATTAATTATCAAAAATACGTCGAGGAAAAACAGACACTTGAAGAAAAACGTTATGACGCAGTGGCTCAAAAGAATGCTGACGAGTATTCGGCATGGCAAAAGGACGCAGACGCTTGGCAGGAGTTAAGAAGTACATATGATGATTGGGATAAGTACGGTGACAGTGAGGAAGATTTTCTAAAACGCAAAATTGACCGAGTAAAAGAGTTTTACAATGCGGGTAAAATCAGTTTTGAGGAATTTATTGACGACACAAACAAGTACAGTATGGAACTGTACAAGTCGCAATCAAGTGCGGTTGACGAACTGCTCAAAAAGCAACAAGACTATATTTCAAATATCAAAGACGAATTTTCAAAGCAAGAGCAAGAACTTCGTGACAGTTGGGACGTACAGGATCGCAAAACAGATATGTCAGAGGTACAGGCACAACTTGATGTGTACGCAAATTCAGTTACTGATAAGGGGCAACAGAAGTACAAAGAGTTGCAGGAACAAATGAAACAGTTGCAACGTGATGAAGAATTGTACCAACTACAGAAAAAGAATAATGCCACTATTGAAAGTCTTGAGGCTGAATACAAGCAAATGGAGGACGGCAAGAAAAACATTCTTACAGGATTGCAAAATGCCGACATCAACATATCTGCATATGTAGCAACGATAACCGATAAGGTTTCGGCGACAGGCGGTAATATAGAAAGTTTGCTAAGTCGAATGCTTGACAAATTCGATAGTTTCAAAATTGAAAATAATTCAATGAGCGACAACAGGAAGATCATAAATAACTTCATGCAAATGACACCGGAAGAAAAACAAGATGCATTGAACAAATACGTAGGATTATAGGAGGAAAGATATGCGTAACGGTTTTGAATTTAACGGCAAAAATACAACGGATTTTAAGCGAGTGACGGTCAGAACAAAGGACCGTCCCGTATTTCCACAGGTAAAGGAGTTTACCGTAAGTGCCGACGAAACAGACGGTGAATATGATTTTACTGATGTGTCGGGTCACGAATATTTCAATACACGAAAATTTCAGATTGATTTTAACATCGGTGCGGACAGTACCGAAGAATTAAACAAAAAGCTAACCGCTATAAGCCGTTGGTTTAAGGGCAAAGGCACGCTTATTTTTAACGATATGCCGTTTGTCAAGTGGAACGTAAGGGTAATGGACAGCGTGTCATATACACCCGAACACGACGGCAGAAAAGCCGTTTTGTCAGTGACGTATAAGGCAGAGCCTTTTTCGGAGCTTATATTTGACGCGCTGAACGGACCTTGCCTTGATACATATACGACGCTTGATACAGAAATTCCGATAGGTCAAGATGAATATTTAACATTAAACGGTAATGGCACATACAAAAACATACCGAATATCGGTGATGTACACGTCAAACCTATTATAACCGTAACAGGTGCAACAAATCCTTTCACAATAGGAAATAACGGCAAAAATATCACTGTTAAGCATACGGGCGATATTGTTATTGACTGCGAAAAAGAGATAGCTTACAGCGGAAATACAAGTCTTATGACGGATATATCGGGCGATTTCTTTGAACTTGTCCCGGGATTGGATAACACAATAACAGTAGCAGGCGGTGGAGTTGTACAGATAAATTACACGCCTAAATTTTTGTACGACGTAGATTTTGACAATATGAAATGGAGTGAATAACATGGCTTTTAAATTACACGAATGGAACGAAACAGACTTCACAGGCGGTTGCCTTGCGTATCTGAATAAGGCGTACGAAGTGGCGGTGTTCGAGGGATTGCAGGAAACGCACACAGTTTCTTTTAAGTACCCTATGAAAGACGAAAAAGCGGAGCTTATAAAAGAAAATCGTATAGTATCGGTTGAAGGACAAGCATACCGCATTACATTTGTAAAGCGAGATTACAGCGGTTCAAGAATTATGACGGTGAAAGCTAACCGAATATTCTATGATGACGCACTTCATCATCACTTGCCGACAATCGGCAACGATACGGACGTGACAAAATCAACAATAGGTGTTGACCCGTACGACGTTATAAAACTTGCGATAGCCGATACAAAGTTTGAGCTTATACCCGACAGTGAACTTAAGGAAATGGGTATGACGAGAATAGGCGCAGACGGCGTTAAAATCGACTTTTACCCGACTGATAAGATAAATACTTATGACGTAATTCAAAACGTCATAGAGGCTTACGGCAGAGGTGAAATATACTACGACAATTACCGATTTGCGGTTGTGGAGCGTATCGGAAAAGACAACGGCGTGAGAATGTCAATAAAGAAGAATATGACAAGTCTTTCAGTCGAGAGAAACACGCAAGAGTTGACGACAAGACTGTATATGTACGGCAAGGACGATTTGACGATTTCATCAGTAAACGGCGGTAAGCCGTACATTGACAGTAAAGAGGGTATTGAGAAGTACGGTATTCGTGAGGCGTACCGAGATTATAGTGATTACGATGACCCCGAAAAGCTAAAGGCGTTTGGTGAGTGGGACTTAAAGGGCGAGGGTAACGATTTTAGACTTGACCGCCCTCAACTGACAATCACGGGGGACGTGGTTGATTTGAGTAAACTTGCCGAGTACGGTGATTTTTATAAAATTGCGTTGGGTGATACAGTACACGTTTTTGAAGATAATATCGAACATAAACAGCGAATTGTATCAATGACGTATTACCCATACAGCGCAAAACAGCCGTCAGTAACAATCGGTCAGCCTACATTGGCTAATGCGTATTACCACGCGTGGTATATGGGTAAGTTGATTAAAACTATTCAGAAAAATTCGGGCAGAGCGAATAAGCTGAAAACAAGTTACTTCCACGGTACATTGAACAGTACACAAAATCCCGTTGAATCAGATAACAAAAAACTGCTGTTAGACGGTGATTTGCTATATATCGAAGATAATAAGGGCAGACGAAGAATAAACCTCGGAAATATGGACGGTGCGTTCGTTTTTCAGATATTCAATCAGTTGTCGGAGAAAACCATTGAAATGGACGAGGACGGTAATGTTACTATAACAGGTGTATTTGCCACAGGCACAGACAAAAATGCAAGAACAGTTACAGTTACAGATCGTCCTGTAGCAGAGATCGGAAGAGCACACGTCTGAACTCCAGTCACATTCCTTTATCTCGTATGCCGTCTTCTGCTTGAAAAAA